TTGGCGCATCCGTTTATCAATAGCGTACTATGCGAGCCAGACGGGCCGAATGCTTGAAAATCTCCCGCCACACCCTGGATGGCTACCTGTGAATTGCAAACCACAAATTCACCAAGCGCGGAAACATTGCCATCGCAAAATATGCCGCCAAAACCGGACGTCAGCATAACGTCAATAAGAGTGCCTTGTAACGAGCACCACATGCCATATCTGCCGCCCACCACTGTGATACTTTGAACGGTGTTCATCCCATAGAAAAAAGTAATTGCATCGTTTGATTGTGTTGTGTCACTGCATTGCAACACAGTCGGAAAATAACTTAGCCGACGACCTGTTCCCGTGTCGAGCGTGGTGAAATTAGGGCGCACATCTCCCTTGAATACATTCAACGTCACCACATTGCCCGCGATGGCGGTAATGGTAGCGCCACCGGCCCATCCAGCGAGGCAGCCAGTCAAGTAAACGCTCTGCCCAACAAACAGACCAAGGGCACTCGCAACAGTCACGTTCTTGTGTGTCGGGTCAAGGTAAGCAATTTGCGACACGGCAACATCAACGCGCGGCTCGCCAATAAGGATAATTTGCTGCGAATTTGGATGACTAAAGTTTATTGGAGCAGCGCTATAAGTCCCACTCCAAACATGAATCGTCGCAGTAACAGACGGCGGAATTACCCATTGCAACAAGTAATCATGCGCGGCTTGAACCGATGGAAACGCCACGCTTGGATTAGGCGCGCGCGGATGATTCGTCGGCACGTAAAGGTCAAAGTTCTGCACAAGTTGCGATTGGCCAATAGTGATCATCGTTTGCGCGGTGTCTTCAGTGATTGAGATTTGCGGACCCGCAACAAGTGTTTTGTAATTCAGAATGTTGCCGACGACGTTCTTAGCTACGACATGGCCGGTACCCAGATTCTGGAAAATGACCGCCTCACTCGGCCCGATTGTCACGGTGATATTACTTGTCGGCACACGGTCGATGATCAGCTTGATCTTGAAAGCCTGAACTGTAGGCGTTGTTGGATCGATGAAGGCCGGTGGATCCGTATAGGCGTTAGCAACCGAGTAAAGCTGTGGCGTCTCAGTTCCGATTGCCGCGAGCACGCCTATCTCGTGCAGGTAAAACGGATGTGGCGCGGTATTACTAGTGAAATTGCCTTCAACGAGCAGGACGCCATTGCCCAGGTTGCGCTGTGAACTGATGTTGATTGACATCTGCTGGCTAAGCAACTGTGTTAACGGCCACAAATCAGATGGCATAGATGCGACGCCACTCCCAATGACAATGCTGTTAAAGTTCAAAACTTCGCCTGCTTGCGCACGACCAAGCATTGTTTTACCACTGTTGCAGAATTCTTGTTGGGATAGGCTCATATCATTTTCAAAACTTAAGGGTAATTCGTTGGCGTTTCGCTTTCACGGTAGAAAAACTGCAACATCGCGCCATACCAACCTATGTTGCACTGCGTGACTGTTGCTCTGATCCAGCCGTCGAACCAGCGGCTCACAGGCTTGTAGGCGTTTATCAAATCAAGTGCGAGGATTTGGTCGCTCGAAGTGATGATGTTCGCGTCCATGAACGCTCTGAACCGATAACGGTCATGCCACGAGCCTGCGCCTTTCCAGATTTGATTCGTGCCAGTGCCAACGCTCGTCAACACGACGGGCGCACCGCTTGAGGTTAAACTGACCTGAAACGAATTTGTCAGTGAGTTGATGACATAATAGTATAATCCAGAACTAAGAGGCGTTGGTAGGACGCTTCCCGTGGTCGTTTCAAACTGGATCATGTCGTTATTGTTCAGACCGTGCGCGTTAATCGTAAACTTATTCGTTGGCACGCTCACTGATGTGCCTGTAAAAGTCAGACGAAGCGTTAACGGGTCGTCTATTGGGTAATTAGGCGGCAGCGGATCGTCATATTCATACCACTCCTGCAACGTTGCGCCGCCCGGCCAAAACGTGTCGAGCACCTCTTGCAATAGCGACACGGTGCCTTTTCGCATGTGCCACTCAATCGATATCTGAACAAGCTGTTTGCGAAAATCCAGACTTTGCGTGGCATCGTAGAAATCGACATGAAACTGCCATGCAAGAATGTCCACGAGATTCGAATCTGTCAGGCCCATGATGTTCGGGATGAAAACGACTTGTCCCGTGTCGTCGATGATCTGATAACACTGGTAGTCAAAGGCCTGACAAGCAGCTTGCACCTGCATATCGTAACTGATCGAAGGCGGGCAGATGTCGATCAATCGGCTGCCGCGAAGCACAGTGCTCATGCGTGAAGGCTTATGTAGTGTTCAAGGCCAGCAATCGGGTCGCGGCCTTTTACATTGATCCACCAGTCGAGACTCATCATGCTATTGCAAGTCCTAAGCATCTTCCAGCCCTTGATAGGTGACGATCATACTAGGACGATTCTTGATCGTAAACGCTAGACCCGTTCCGGTGGCAGTAGCATTTTGTGATAGCGTAACCGTCGAAGCGTTAACTACAGCCGCAATAGTGGTGCCTGTCGGGATGTTCGTGCCCGTGATTGAGAGCCCTGCCCCGCCCGGCGCAAAATGCGCCGTATTGCTGGTGTAAGTCGGGCTACTGATCGTGGACGCACCGTCTGTGAAATTTTGGTCTGAAGGTGTCGCAGGATCGCACACTGGCAGCTGATAGTAATCCATTGGCTGAAAATTAGGCGTTGGCTGATTGATCACGATCCGTTTCGCGCCAGCTTCCAAGCATAGCTTGATGAGTTCGTCACCGTTGATGTCGCGCGAGATGTAACTGCGTTGCCACTGGATCCAGTTCAAAACGGCCTGCTGCACGTTTGCTTCGATGGTCGCCTGAAGCACCTGATTCGTGCTCAGAATCCAGTAATCCAGATTGACCGTGTATGGCACAACGGTTGGCGCGAATACGCTGACATAATCGGTAACCGGACGGCGCGTATCCGCGCTGCACGTGGCAAGAACCTTGTTGATAATGTCCGGAGTGGGCAGCGTGCCATTGGTGCAAAGCGGATAAATCCAGACTTCACCTGCGACCTCTGGCGCTGAATAAACAACCGCCTGAATGATTGACGGATCGGCTGAGAGCGCCCAGAACTCGTACGCATCGTGCGGGCCGCAGGTGGAAAAACTTTCAATAGCGAGCCAGATTCGGAAACGGTATTGTTCATCCGGTTCGAGATCTACGCCATTCACAGACGTATCGATATTTTGAACTGTCATGGCCCACGACTGATTCCAGTTGATGAGATAATTAACCTGGCCAGGCAGATACCCATTGCCAACGGTTCCTGGGACAATAGCCGTTCCCGTGACAGTGCCGATTAGTTGTCCTGCGGGGATAACACAGTCAATGATGGTTTGAAACGCAAAATTCCCAGCCGAACATTGCGTTCCGGCAGGAATCGTGGCGTTAAAAGCCAGCGCCACGACCAGCGTGAATTGCAGCGTGCAGGACGCAGGAGCCGCTGCCAGACGCAAAGCACGATCACCATAAAGCGCAGCCAGATTGTCCAGATACGAATCGTGCGCGTATTTGAGCAGGTTCATTTTGCCAGTGAAATCTATGATGACACGCTGCTGCGACAGCCAATCGCATACCGCGAGCAGATGCAGCCGGACGGGATCGGCAGGCGCGAGCGTTTTCGCTATATTGGTCAGCGCGAGGAACGCAGCCTGATAATCGGCAATCACTTCCGCTTCGATCATGGCGGGATCTTTTACCGCGAAATCGATGTCCGGAACTAAAGAAAGACCGTATTGCGGAATGCCAGGGCTGGTTCCGTTGCTCACTTTTCTCCGTTTTTCTTAATCCCAACATATACCGAGAGCGCGCCGACGATTGCTCCCAGCACAGTTGTAAACATGTCTGAAATGACGCCCGAAATCTCATGCTTCTGCTGAAGCAGTGCCGCGCCAGTAGTGATGGCAATTATGATTAAAGCAGCACCCAGAGTAATTGCCATAATGGACGCAACAGTGCCTTGACTGGGAAGGCTTTCCCAAAATCCCTTTTTTCTTGGAGGCTCTTCGTTCATCTCTGTATCGTCACGCTGTAGCTCGGTGGACCGTCCCCGGTGACATTGTGAGCGGAGACCCTGAATGTGGTCTTGCGGCCCTGTAACTTGTGCGTCGCATCGTACCACGGAGTCGCACCGGGAAGAGGCGGATTAACTGTGTCGATCTGCTGGTAACTACTGCTTCCACCT